AAGATTGTTTTTATTGGGGAGAAATAAAGACTTTACCAATTACTGAGTTAATGAAAATTGACCAATCACTCACAAAAGAAGATTTACAAAAAATAACACAATATAGTCAGTCTTGGTATGATTATTACAATGTTGCTCAATTTTATGAAAACAGTATATTTTCAAGAGATACAGCCACATTGATGTATTTTAATTATAAAACTACAAAAAAAGTAGTTTATAAGAAAAAAAACCTTGAAGGAGGAGCCGCTAGGATTATTGAGAAAGATGACACTTTCAATCCTCCTGTAGAAATGATGGAAGAAGGTAATTTCGAGAAAATTGAAAAAACAATTGATGTATGGTATGAAGGGGTTATGGTTATGGGAACAAATATTCTTTTAAAGTGGGAGCTTTCTAAGAATATGGTTAGACCAAAGTCAGCATCTCAACACGCTATACCAAATTATGTTGCTGCGGCACCACGTATGTATAAAGGAGTAATTGAATCTTTAGTGAGAAGGATGATACCTTTTGCTGACCTTATCCAAGTTACACATTTAAAACTTCAGCAAGTAATAAATAGAGTAGTTCCTGATGGAGTTTTTATTGATGCCGATGGATTAAATGAAGTTGACTTAGGTACAGGTGCGGCTTATAATCCTGAAGATGCATTGAGGCTTTACTTTCAAACAGGTTCTGTTATCGGTAGGTCTTATACTCAAGATGGAGATTTTAATAATGCTAGAATACCTATTCAGCAGTTAACATCAAATTCAGGAGCATCCAAAACTCAAATGCTTATCTCTAATTACAACCATTACCTAAATATGATTAGGTCTGTTACAGGACTTAATGAGGCTAGAGATGGTTCCACTCCTGACCCTAACGCATTAGTAGGAGTTCAGAAATTAGCTGCATTAAATTCAAATACAGCGACTAGACATATATTGGATACTAGTTTATTTGTTTTTAAAACATTAGCTGAAGCGTTGACATATCGTATAGCTGATATTTTAGAATATTCTGATTTTAGAGATGATTTTATTAGTAAGATTGGAAGATATAATGTTTCTATTTTAAATGACATCAAAGAACTTTATATTTATGACTTTGGTATCTTTATAGAAGTTTCTCCTGATGAAGAACAAAAAGCTCAGCTTGAAGCTAATATTCAAATGGCTTTATCTAAAGGCGATATTAATCTTGAAGATGCTATTGATATTAGGGAGATTAAAAATCTAAAACTTGCAAATCAATTGCTTAAAATGAAACGAGTTAAAAAGCAGGAGCGTGAAGAAAGAATGAAAATGCAACAACAAGCTATGATTTCTCAACAGCAATTGCAATCTCAAGAAATGGCTGCTAAAAATTCTATACAAAAAATACAGAGTGAGACCAATTCAAAAATGCAAATCAAACAAGCTGAGGTTGCTTTTGAGATTCAGAAAATGGAAAGAGAAGCTGAGTTAAAATCTCAGTTAATGGCAGAAGAGTTTTCATATAATCAGCAAATTAGAGGTATGGAGGTTGAGAGCTTAAATTCTCGTGAGAAGGAAAAAGAAGATGCCAAAGCAAATAGAATAAGCCAACAAAATACTGAGCAATCTAAATTAATCAATCAAAGGAAAAACAATTTACCTCCAATGAATTTTGAATCTAACGAAGATAGCTTAGATGGTTTTGATTTAGGAGAATTTGAGCCTAGATAAAAAAATAAAAAAAAAAGTATATATTTGTAAAAAATTAAATCGAATCAAATGGAAAATTTTAAAGTAAGAGCTTTAGACGTTGTAGAGCCTAAAGGCATTGCAGAGTTAGAGCAAGAGTTATTAGATAAGCATCAACAAGAATTAGAGAGTAATGAACCTCCAACGAGTAATGAACCTCTAATAAGTAACGAACCTCCAATAGGTAACGATGATGACTTAACAGAAGAAAAAGTTCTTTCATTTATTGGCAAAAAATATAACAAAGAAATTAAATCTTTTGATGAATTAATTTCTGAAAAACAAAATTCTCCACAATTACCTGAAGATGTTGCGGCTTACCTAAAGTATAAGCAAGAAACAGGAAGGGGGTTTGAGGATTTTGTTAAAGTGAATAAGGATATAGATTCCTTGGATAATGAAACTCTTTTAAGAGAATATCTTATTTCGACTCAGGAGGGTCTTGATGAAGATGATATAGAGGTTCTTATGGATGATTTCAGATATGATGAAGATATTGATGATGAATCTACAATCAAAAAAATAAAATTAGAAACAAAAAAGGCTGTTGCTCAAGCTAAAAAGTTTCTTAGTTCTGAAAAAGAAAAATACAAGATTCCTCTTGAGTCAAGAGAAAGTCTTATTTCTGATGAAGAAAAAGAAACTTATCAAAGTTATAAGCAATATATACAGCAAGCTAAAACAATCGAAGAGGAGAGTGAAAGAAAAAGACAGTGGTTTGACCAAAAGTCTGATGAAGTTTTCTCAGAAGGATTCAAAGGTTTTGAGTTCAGCTTAGATGACAAAAAAGTCGCTTTCAATCCCGGGGATAGAAATGAGCTAAAAAAATTACAATCTACTCCTGTAAACTTTATTAATAAGTTTTTAGATGAGCAAGGTTTAATTAAAGATGCTCATGGATACCATAAAGCATTAGCTGTAGCTATGAATCCTGATAGATTTGCTAAGTTCTTTTATGAACAAGGTAAAGCTGACGCTGTAGATGGGACAATGAGGAATATTAAGAATATCCAAATGGGTAGTCAGAGTATTCCGCAGGTTAAGAAATCTACAGATGGCATTCAAGTAAAAGCTGTAAATCCTGATTCGGGAAGGAGCCTAAAAATCCGAAGTATAAAAAAAGTATAAAATTTAAAAATTAAAAATTATGGCAAGTGCATTATTATCAAATCCTACTTTTGCGTTGCAACCTGCAGCAGAACAAGTAGCATTACAAACAAATTATATTACTAACTTCGACTTTTTAAATCAGTATCTTCCTGATACTTATGAAAAAGAGTTTGAGCGTTACGGTAATAGAAGTATCGCATCATTCTTGAGAATGGTGGGAGCTGAGATGCCTTCTAACTCTGACCAAATTAAATGGGCTGAGCAAGGTCGTCTTCATATTAAATACACTAACGTAACCTCAGCTGCTGCATTAGCATCTAATACTGCTACTTTTACAGTAGCTGACGCAGGTGTTACTTACATCGGGATTAGAGTTGGTCAAACGGTTATGATTCAAAACAACACTTCAGGTGTTTACAACAAAGCAATCGTAACTGCTGTTCCTTCTGCAACTACTTTCACAGTAGCTTACTATGAGGCATTAGGTCAAACTTTTGCTGTAGCTACTCAATGCTCTGTATTTATTTACGGTTCTGAGTTCAAAAAAGGAACTAACGGAATGGTTGGTTCTTTAGAATCAGAAGATGAAATCTTCTCTAACAAGCCTATTATCATTAAAGATAAATATGCTGTAAATGGGTCTGATATGGCTCAGATTGGTTGGGTTGAAGTTACAACTGAGAATGGTGCTACAGGGTACTTATGGTACTTGAAATCAGAGCACGAAACTCGTTTACGTTTCGAAGATTACTTAGAAACGGCAATGATTGAGGCTGTTCCTGCTGAGAATGGTTCAGGTGCTGCTGCTGCTTTAGGTGGTAACGGTCAAGGTGGCTCTGAAGGAGTTTTCTATGTTGTAAACAACAGAGGAAATGTTTGGGGTGGTGGTACACCAACTACATTGTCTGATTGGGATACAATCGTTTCTCGTCTTGACAAGCAAGGTGCTATTGAAGAAAACGCTTTATTCGTAAACCGTGGATTATCTTTCGATATTGACAATATGTTGGCTGCTCAAAACTCTTACGGAGTTGGTGGTACTTCTTATGGTCTTTTCGACAATGATGAGCAAATGGCTTTGAATTTAGGATTTACAGGATTCCGTAGAGGTTACGATTTCTACAAGTCTGATTGGAAATACCTAAATGACCCAACAATGAGAGGTGGTCTAAACCAAACTGCAGCTACCGCTTCAGGTACTGTTACAGGTTTATTAGTTCCTGCAGGTTCTACTTCAGTTTATGACCAAATCATGGGTAAAAACGCTAAGAGACCATTCTTACACGTTCGTTATAGAGCTTCGGAAACAGAAGATAGACGCTACAAAACTTGGATTACAGGTTCTGCCGGTGGTGCTTCAAATAGCGATTTAGACGCTATGGAGGTTAACTTCTTGTCTGAAAGATGTGTATGTACTTTAGGTGCAAATAACTTCGTATTATTCCGTTTCGGATAATAGAAGCACAAAAAATAGGGAGTGTCTTTAAAGACACTCTCTATCTTTTTTTTTATAAATCAAATTAAATTAAATATTTTAAAAAATGTCAAAAGCAAAACAAGTAGATAAAATCTACAAAATGTTAGTGGGCTCTCCACTTTCTTATAGTTTAGCATCAAGAAACCACCCAAGATTTCCTTTAATGTGGTTTGATGAGAAAAAAAATCAAAACAGAGCTTTAAGATACGCTATAAATCAAAAGTCTCCTTTCGAGGATGAGCAAGATGGAAATGCTATTTTAGAGCCAATTATTTTTGTTGATGGGTATCTTACTGTTTCAAAAACAAATCCTGTTTTACAAGAATTTTTGCATTATCATCCATTGAATGGAGTTATTTTCACTGAAGTTGATGAACAAAAGGAAGCCTCAGTAGAGGTTGATGATATTAATTCTGAAATTGACGCATTAGTTGCTGCTAGAGAACTTTCTTTACACCAAATTGAAACTCTTACAAGGGTTATGTTTGGAAAAGACCCCTCTACTATTTCTACAGAGATATTAAAAAGAGATATTTTGGTATTTGCAAAAACAGAACCTAAAGAGTTTTTGAATATTCTTAACGACCCTGAGTTGCAATTTCAGGGAAAAGTTAGATTGTTCTTTGAAAACAGGTTGTTAGTAACTAGAAACAACGACAAAGAGATTTGGTTTAATACTTCTACTAACAAGAAGAAAATGATTTCTGTTCCTTATGGGGAAACTCCATTTGATATGGCAGTAGATTATTTGCAGAGTGATGAAGGAATAGATGCATTAAAAATGATAGAAACCATTCTATCTGAGTAGCAATACTTTGCATATTTTATTATTAAGAAAAAGGACATATAATGTGTCTTTTTTTTTTATGTATATTTGTAAAAACTATTTTTGATATGATAAACGAAGTTAGAAATACGGTGTTATCTGTTTTGAATAAAAACAATTACGGATACATATCTCCATCAGACTTTAATTTATTTGCTACAAATGCTCAAATGGAAATATTTGAAGATTATTTTAGCAATTACAATAAGGCAATAAACATGGAAAATGCTCGTATGGCAGGAAGTGATTATGCTGAAATTGAAGGTCCTATTGCTGAAACCATGGAAACGTTTTTAGTTACTAAATTTTTATCTAATAGCGCAGGTAATTTTTTCTTTGCTCCTTCTGTTACAACTACGGGAGATACATCTTACTATATATTAAAGATGCTTTACCATACAAAAACTTTAGCATCAGGATTAACTACAAATCTTTTGAATAATGGACTTGTAGACTCTACAGCAACATTTTTATCTGATGGGTTAACAGTAGGAGATGTTGTTGTGAATGAAAATACAGGAGATATATCTACTATTACACAGATAGTTTCAGACACAACCTTGATTTTAAACTCAAATATTTTTGTACCGGGTCAGAATTATATTATCTATTCAAAAGCAGCAAAAGAAGCTGAAAAAGTTAGCGTGGGCAAAATAACATCTTTGAACAACTCACTACTAACAAGACCCAATAACATATTCCCGGTTTACACATTAGAAGGTAATATTATTAAAGCATTTCCTGAAACCATAAATGCAAAAGGAAAAGTTGAGTGTGTTTATTTTAGACACCCGTTGCCGCCAAAGTGGACCTTTATTACATTAGCAAATGGGGAGCCGGTCTTTGACCAATCGCAGCCTGATTATCAAGACTTTGAGCTTCCTGAAGAAGATAATTATACATTGGTTATGAAGATACTTCAATACTGTGGAATTTCAATTAGGGAGACTGAGGTAGCTGCATTCGCAATAGGTCAGCAAAATCAACAAAATCAACAATAAAAATGGCATACTTATCACAATACGAATACTACGACAATAATGGCAATCAGCCTCAAGATGTAAATTGGGGTTCTTATCAATATGTAAGTCTTGAAGACATAGTAAATAACTATTCTTTAATGTACTCAGGAAATCATTCATTAGTAAACAATGAAGAGCGTTATAAGATTTTATTTCACGCAAAACGTGCTATTCAAGAATTAAATTATGACGCATTTAAAGAAATCAAAGTTTTAGAGCTTAGTGTTGCTGACTCTTTAAGATACGTGCTTCCGTCAGACTATGTGAATTGGGTTCGTATTTCTTTATACAAAAATGGTTGGTTGAGACCATTGACTGAAAACATTCAGACATTATCTTCAAAAGCATATCTTCAGGATAATCAAGGAAACATACTTTTTGACCAAAATGGAAACATTCTTGAGCCTCAATATTCAAACATAGATTTTGATAGACTTACTAAAAAGAAAAAAAGTATTTACTTAAACCATGGACATCAATTTGATGGATACGAAGGTTGGTGTGAAAATGGATTTTGGTTTTTTGAAACAAGATTTGGATTAAATACAGAAACTGCTAATTTTAACCCTACTTTTAATATTGACAAAAAAGCAGGTGTTATAAATTTTGATTCAAGTATGTCGGGAGAATCTTGTATTTTAGAGTATGTTTCTGATGGAATGGAGGGCGGAGATGATTCTACGATTTCTGTAAATAAGCTGTTTGAAAAATACATTTATGCCTACATTACATACGAGATACTAAATTCAAAGCTTGGAGTTCAAGAGTATATAGTTTCTCGTGCAAGAAAAGAAAAAACAGCTTTATTTAGAAATGCAAAAATCAGAATAAGTAATATTCATCCGGGTAGATTACTTATGAATTTAAGAGGAATGGACAAGATAATTAAATAGTATGGCAAACTTAACTAGAAATTTTATAGCAGGAAGAATGAATAAAGTCGTTGATGAACGATTGCTTCCTGAAGGAGAATATGTTGATGCTATGAACATTAGAATGGGTTCAACTGAAAATTCTGAGGTTGGAGTTATTTCTAACACAAAGGGCAATACGCCCTTGACATCATTGGCGTACATTGATGGAACGCCATTAAGTATTAATGCAAAATGTATAGGTGCTTTGCAAGATAGTGCTAGAGAGACTATTTATTGGTTTGTGCATGACCCAAATTTCACTATAGGAGCAACGGGAAAACTTGACTTGATTGTTTCATTCAATGTTCTTACCAATATTCTTACTTATCACATAATAAGTATAGATGATGGAGACGGGGTAAATACTACTTTGAATTTTAACCCTGATTATTTAATAACAGGAGTTGATATGGTAGAGGATTTAATATTTTTTACTGACGATTTTAATCCTCCAAGAGAAATAAATATCAATAAAAACTATGGTAATCCTATTTTAAACATAGACCAACTTTCAAAAGAGTCTATTCTCGTTATTAAAAAGCCGCCTATTGAAGCTCCTCAAGTTCAATTAATAACAACGGGAGGGCAAGAGAATTATTTAGAGGATAGATTTATCTGTTTTGCTTATAGATACGAATATGAAAATGGAGAGTATTCAGCTACGTCTCAGTGGTCTGATGTTGCTTTTATTCCTAATCCTTTTGAGTTTAGCATTAACAGTATGTTAAATGAAGGCATGACTAACTTTGCGAATACTGCAATAATAAACTACAACACAGGAGGTCCTTTAGTAATTGGAATAGATTTATTGTTTAAGCAATCAAATAATAATGTTATAAAGTTAATTGAAAAACTAAACAAGTCAACATTAGGTCTTGCAGACAATCAGGTTGAGCAGTATTCATTTAATAATAGCAAAATATTTACCGTTTTAAACGAGGCAGAAATACTAAGACTTTACGATAATGTTCCAAGATTCGCTAAAGCTCAAACTATTATGGGCAATAGACTTATGTACGGAAATTACGTTGAAGGATATAACCTTGTTGATATTAACAAACAGCCTACAAGATTAGAATATAGCGCATCATTAATATCTACGGTAATTGGAACAACAGAAGTTCCCGACTCGACAAGTTCGGGAAATTATCAAATTGATGGTGCTTTATCTATCCCAAACTCAGTAGTTTTTATTGATTTGTCAGGCGCAAGTTTGGTTGCAGGTTCTTTTATTAGTTTAACTATAACAATAACTCATGAGAATTTTTCAGGAACTTTACCTTTTCCTGCAGAAACCGCGGCCAATATAACTATATCTTTTGATTTCTTTTTAAATGCAAATTATTCTTCTGTTTATGAACTTGCTACAAGTACAGAATTTCAAGAAGCGGTAGGCGTTGCTTCAAACATATTACCTGTAGCTACGTCATGTGATGGTATTACATTCACAGATAACTTTAATTGTCAGCTTCCAAATAATTTAGATGCGTTGCAAAAAACAGCAAGTGGTATATCATCAATAGACCAACCAATATCAATAATTACATCTCCTGCAAGTTCTGAAATAGGTTTTCAAATTATTGCTATGCAATATGTTGACGACCTTGTTACTCCAACGGGTTTTGTATATGAATATTATAGTATAACTTTTGCAGATGCTGTTTTTCAAGAAATAGGTAACCCAAGAAGTTTACATAGCAATAGAGGT